AGATGAGGGTTTAATGTTTATAGTTTTACATTCATCTCGTTGGATGAGTGAAGACGACCCATTAAGACCAAAACAAAAAGAATACAATTTAGGATATAAAGGATATATTAGACCAGATGTCAGACAAGAAAACTAAATTAGAAGGTAAATTTGTTGCCCAATGTATGAATGGCAAAATGCAAATGGCTATGAGTAATAGAGGTCATCTATTACCTTGTTGTTGGTGTGACCAAGAATGGACATTAAATACACCTTTGTTTCAGAAAATGTTAAAAGTCAGTAAAGTAAGTGACGTAGAAAATATAGATGAAATAGTTTTATCAGATGAGTGGCGTGAGTTTGAAAAGATAATGAAAGAAGGTGAAGCAGGTGATCATAGTAGAGTGCCTAAAAACTGTCTGTATCATTGTTTAGTTAGACCAGATGACAATATAAAAGTAGAACATCATTTAGATGAAAAAGGTAAATCAATAGTAAAGAATAAAGTATGAAGAAACTAATAGTAAGTGGTTGTAGTTGGGGTGATGATATATTTTTCTCACAATTTCATCCTGATATGGATTGTAATTGGCCTAAATGGCCTATACTATTGGCAAATAAACTAAACATGGAATGTGTTAATCTTTGTAAATGTGGTGCAGGACAAGAATATATCTATTCGTCTATATCTGATTACATACAGAAAACACGTAAAGAAGATATAGGTCTAGTTATCGCAGCTTGGAGTACAGCGCCTAGACGTTGTTATCAAATGAAAACTTATTGGAGAAATGATAGACAAGACGTAAATGGTGATATAATTTATTGGATAGATAGAAGTATCAGATACAATTATGCTTTTCAAAATCTTATGGAACAAGAAAAACTTAATTACATACAGTTACAAATGATTAGTTTATATAAAGGACACATATGGGAAATAAACAAAAAAGAAATGGGTATAACTAATGAAAAAACAGAAAACATAATGTTAGGTGAAGAATACAAAAAACTAAAAGACAAAGCACTTGGTACTATAAAAAATACAAAATACAAATTTAATGATAAACATATCAATTGGCCTACAGATGAAACACTAGGTGGTTCTACAATTGAAAGTTTATTAGAAGATAAACATAGAATATCTGAATTAGATAGACACCCTAATAAGATAGGACAAGAAAGAATAGCGGAGTTAATATATGACAGGTTGGGATAGAGATTATCTAGCAAACAAAGATGAATATTTAAAACTTTTTGACAATGTTATGCAAAAAGAAAACGAAAGAAACGTAGAGTTTTTAGAAAAGAATATATTAAGTATAATAAAAAGAAAGTATGCTGTAACATGTGCTAGTGGCACAGACGCTTTGCGTTTTGCTTTGATGGCACTTAATTTAGGACCAGGCGATGAGATAATGACTACAAACTTCTCATGGATATCTACAGCGTCTTGTATATCAATGGTAGGTGCAACACCAGTATTCTGTGACATTGATCCTGATACTTATCACTTGTCTATGAAAAGTGTAAGAAGAATGTATCAACCTGAAGTCAAGGCAATTGTTTATCCTCACTTGTTTGGTAATATGTCTGATATGACAGAATTACAGGACTTTTGTGAAGAAAAAAATATAAAACTAATAGAGGATGCTTGTCAATCATTTGGTGCAAATAGAGGTGGTCAATATGCAGGTACATTTGGCGATATTGCAACATTAAGTTTCAATGCAAACAAACCTATTGCAGGTATATCAGGTGGTGGCGCTGTTCTACTAGATAACAAAACTCAAGCAGACTTTATAAGAAAGTTAAGAAGACACGGCAACAATGAAGTGTTAGGATATAATTCTAAAATGTTAGCAATCAATGCCGAGTTTATAAACTTTAGAATATCTAAAATGCACGAATGGCAAGATAAAAGATTTAGAATTGCAAAGAGATATGACAATCTATTAAAAGACTTTGTGACGTTACAAAAAGTTGATGAAACAGTTAATCATTGTTATCACAAATATGTCATAAGAGTTGAAAACAAAGAGATAAGAGATAAGTTAAAGAAAAGACTTAATGCAGGTGTTCATTACCCGAATCCTATATCGGAAAACCCTATGTATAACAACCTAATAAATAGAGTTGATGAGTGCTTGAATACTCAACAAGTATGTGATACAATATTAACATTGCCTATTCATCCATATTTGACGGATGAGGAGGTTGATAACACTTGTAATATTATAATGGCAACAGTATGAACGAAATAGTAATTAGTCCTTCATTTGATACTTTCTGTTATTTTGATGATAAAAATAACATGATTGATATAACAAATAAAATACCATTTAGACTTTTAGGTTTAATTAAGAAGATGAAATATATCTTTGGTGATGATTTAGTACTTGATAAGTCTATAATAGAAGACGTTGAGGATATCTATCATTACATAATAGAAAAGGCTTATGAAAGACCTGATTACATATACGAAGAATTAAATTTTAAAGATCAACCAAAACAAAAACTACTAGTAGCATTTAATAAATTCTTTTTTGATAATTTTAAAATATGAGAACGTTAAAAGAAATACAACAGAATTATTTAGCAATAGACTTCTTCATGTCTATGTCTTGTAATAAGAATTGTCACTATTGCACTTCATATACTTTAGAGATGAGAAATCTAACTGTTGATATGGATTTCTTAAAACAAACACTAGACTATTTAAAAAATTATAAGATACGTGTTTGTCTTTTAGGTGGTGAGCCAGGACTAATAAAAAATTTAGATGAAGTTATTGCTGAAGTTAAGAGCAGACCTAATCATGTATGTTCGGTATTATCAAACTCTTTTGTACGTAAAAGATATCCACATATACTAAAAGATCCTGATATACTTTATATTGAACATAACATATTAGATTTTTATGAAGATAGAATAGAAAAACTAGGTAATTTAGATAGATTAGAACCATATGGTTTCATACAACCAAATGAATACAACAATTACAATCTATGTGTTAAGACACCTAATTACTTTAAATACAAAGATAACTTTCCTGAAGAACTAAAACAATTAAATCATAAAAACACAATGTGGAAATCATTTAATGGTAGAACACCTAATAAAGATGATGTGTTGGCAGTACATACTCAAGCTGCAGAAATAGATAGGAAGATGTGTGCAGCTTTTCCTATGGTACCTGTTATCAATTTTGAAACAAGAAAACTTGTACATTGTAGTAAAAAGTTTGCTAATAATGCTATACACAGCAAAACATTTGACGTAACACAGGAGAATATAGATAAGATGATGAATTTTAGATTATTTAAATATGAGAATTATTGTAAAACATGTATGGAATGGGTAGAACCTAAAGGTCATTTTCCAGTATCAAAATATGCGAGTGTATTATGAGTATAACAGATTCATTACAAAGAAGGGCACACGTTGTTAATTATTCAACAACAGAAATACCTACAAGAAAAGATATAGAAGATATATTAAGAACAGCATTGCCATTAGTTACATCAAAACAAAAAGGTTATCCTTATCAAGTACATGTATTAGGACCTAATTTAGAGCGTAGTAATAAGTTGTATAATCTATGTGAGGGTAATAAAATTGAAACAGATGAACAAGCAAATATGGGTGATCCTGAAAAGTATCATGCTAATCCTGGTCTATATCATATGCGTTCAGCACCTTGGACTTTGATAACAACACCTATGACTAGAAAAGCAAACCCATTTCATAAAGCAAGATTTGAAGAATCAGACTCACTTTGGGAGTTAGATAGTCCTACTTTTATTAATGAAGAAAATAGAGAGTCTTGTGCAGTAGAAATAGGTATGTTAGCAAAGGCAATAACAGGTGCGACTTTAGATAAAGGTTTAGATACATCATACAATATTTGTTTTCCTCATCTTGTACATAAATGGAAAGACTTTCCTTTTATAAGATATACACCTACACTTATGCAAACAATAGGTAAAGCAGATTTATATAAATGGCAAACACTAACGGAAGAGAATAGAAAATTAGATACCGATGTATCTTTTGAGGACATGTTTAAATTTGTAGATTAATTATGACAGTAACAGATACATTTAAAAAAAGAGCTCACGTTGTTCATTATAAAAAAGATGTGATACCTACTAAATCACAAATAGAGGAAATATTAAGAATAGGATATCCTCTTGCAACATCAAAACAAAAAGCATTTCCTTACAAATGTTATGTACTAGGACCAAATGAGGATAGAAGTAGAGTCTTATATGAGATGTGTGAAGGCAATAAAGTAGAATTTGATGGTGATGTAGAAAAGAAAGGATACACGTATCAAGCAAACCCTAATCTATTTCATTTAGCAACAGCACCTTGGACATTGATATTTACACCAAGAGTAGCACCAGGTAATCAATTTGCACAAGAAGAATGTGCCAGAACAGGCACAAAATGGGAAATGGGTGATGAGTTATTCATACCTCATGGTAGAGAAAGTTGGAGTATAGAAGTAGGTATGATTGCAAAGACTATTACTGGTGCAGTTTTAGACGCAGGTTGGGATACTTCATATAATATTTGTTTTCCTAAAAATGTAACACAATGGAAAACTTCATCAAGTTATTTTGGTTTTATTAAGTGGATGCCATATCTTGTACAGACAATAGGTAAGGCAGACTTATATAAATGGCAAAATATGAAACCAGAAAATTTAGCAAAAGATACTTGCCCACCATTTGAGGATATCTTTTCTTTTGAGGATTATGAGTAAGAAACTACCAGAACATTTAACTAAAGGTGGGCCAGGTGATCAATACCTAGGTGGGGGAAAAGTAGATACATCTAAATGGTTTGGTGACAATAGAATGAACTTGTCTGGACTAGATAAACGTATCAAAGACCAAGAGATATATTTTTGTGCTGCCCCTTTTCAATTATTATATACAGATGTTAAAGGTGACTACGGACCTTGTTCGTGGGCTGATACAGATATATTTAAAACTAATATAAAAGATGTTTCAATAAAAGATTGGTTTGAAAACGATAAAAAGTTAAATCAGCTACGAACTGAAATGACAACACCTGGTTCAGATTTAAAATTAACTAAAAAATCTTGCAAGTCATGTATCAAACAAGAAAAAGAATATGGCAGATCCAGACGACAGGCTTCACTAAAAATACAAACTAATGATGTTGGTATATGGCCTGGCATACGTAAGGCAGTAGAGGCATTTCAACATACGGGTAGAGGTCATATAGAACATAAAATTTTTGAAGTACAAATTAAAGCGTTTGGTAATCAATGTAATTTAGATTGTTACATGTGCCATACTTACGACTCATCTACAAGAACTACAACATTGAACTCTAAAGAACTAGAGGGTCAAACAGTTATGAATGATTATACTGTTAAACATGGTAATGATATGAAGAAACTAATTGCTTCTGTTAAAGGTGCAACGCTTGAAGATATTGTTAGTCAAATAGCAGAGATCGCTCCTTGGATTTACAATCTTAAATTAATCGGTGGCGAACCATTAGTTATGAAACAGTATTACAAATTACTTGACGCAATGGTAAAATCAAAATATGCTAATCAGATGTTTGTAAAATTTCAAACTAACATGTCTGTTTTAGGTAAAGGTAAATACAAAATTACAGACTATATTAAACACTTTAGATTATTTGAATTTACTGTATCGTTAGATGGTATAGGTAAATATGATGAATATATCAGACGTAGATCAAATTGGGAAGATATAGTTAAAAATATTAAAACAGTAAAACAATATCCTAATGTACAAATAAATGTTAATGGTACTATATCTTTTTTAAGTGTATTAAGATTTCATCAACTAATAGAATGGTTTGATAATAACAAAGAACTATTTAAACAGATTAACTGGTCTAATATAAGAGGGCCAGCAAAGTTATGTGCAAATGTATTACCAGATGAATTAAAAAAAGAACTAATAGAAAGATACGAAAACTTTCCTGATATTCAAAACGTATTAAAAGAAGATAATGGTGGCCTGTCTTATTTAGATACAATTGACTATCTTTTAAAAATAGATAAATATTACGAAGGCACTAAATGGGAAGCAAACTTGTTTGATGTCTATCCTGAATTGAAAAAATATAATGGGGAAAAAAGAGTGAAAAAAATATATTCTGTAGCACTTAACTTACACGACCACAATACATATGATGGTGTGTATCATAATCAAAGAGAACGACACACTAGATTTAAACATAATCTACCTTATCATACTGAAGCATATAATCATCAATCAGATATACTTAACGTAAGTGATTATAGATTGAATGATGAGTTTGTTGAAGAATATTGGGATAAGAATAAAAGAGATGGTACAAATGGTATTTTAGCATTTACATATACGTTTGGTGGAATAAGAAAATGTAAAGATAAGTTACCACAAGATGTATTTGATTATGACCCGAAAAAACTATGGGACTATTATTTAAAAGATGACCTTTACTTTATAGATCATCATCAATCACACGCTGCTTATGCGTTTCTTAATTCAGGTTACAAACAATCTGATATACTTGCAATAGATGGTATAGGTTCTAAATTTA